CGGCCCCGTCCGACCGCAGTCAAGCTCATGGAGCTGTCTGCGGTCGGACGGGGCCGATTGCTTATTGGATTGGGGGGGGGTTAGTTCTTTGCCGCGATCTTGGCGACGTTGGCCCCGTCGTCCACTTCGGGGATACCGGCCACGCTGGTCAGCAGCGAGAGGACGGCGGAGAGTGCGGCGGTGCCGCCGATGATGCGCCAGTCCACCTGTCCGATGGTCAGGACGGTGGTGCCGATGGCGGCCACCGCACTCTGGGCGGCGGTCTTGACGGCGCGCACCAATGAGGCCTTGAGCCAGAGCACGAGCCCCTCGGCCTCCGCGCCGGAGATCACGTCATCCGGCTCGAGCTTGCCGTTGGCCTTGTGGTCGGCGATGCCGGGCGTGTTCGCGCCGGTTTCCGTGATCTCGTTGAGTTGGGTGTCCAGCGTGTTGTCGGTCATGGTTGTTCCTTCCTTAGTAGCCGAGTTTCTTGTTGACGAGCGCCTGCACGGCGTTGTAGTTGGCTCCGAGTGCGGCTTGGCGTTGAGCGCCGTTGCCGTAGTCGCCACGGATGACCGCATCCGCCAATGCGTTCAGGTCGGTGCTGCTGGTGCCGGTGCCTCCGGCGAGTAGCTGGTTGACGCGCGCCTGCACGGCTTCGTAGTTGCTGCCGAGGGCGGCTTTTCGGGCGTCGCCGACACCGAATTCGCCGTTGATGACGCGACGTGCGAGGCCGTCGATGTCGACGCCTGTGTTGGTGGAGGTGACAGTGGTGTTGGTGGTGACTCCGTAGCGGGCGTTGACGATTGCCATGACCGCGTCGTACTGGCTGCCGAGCCGCTGCTTGCGTTCGTCGCCGTTGCCGTAGTCGCCTCGGATGACGGCGTCGGCGAGCGCTTCGAGGTTTGTCCCGTGCGTGGCCGGTTGGCTTGGCGTGGGCGCCGGGGTGCCTCCGGTCATGCTGTCGTACCACTGCTGGGCTTTTGCCATGTAGGCCGCGTTCTGGGTGCCGGCGAGGCTGGTCGGGCATTCGGTGGCGCTGAACCGGGAGTGCGGGAACACGTTCACGCACCACTGGGGTCGGCCGAGCCCGTAGTATTTGCACAGCGCGGCCACCAAGTGAGCGCCGTTGTCCAATGTGGCGTCGCTGATGGTCCACGGGTTCGTGTTGATGTCGGCGTGTTCGACGCCGATGCTGGTGATGTTGGCGTCCCAATCGTCGGCGTGCCATGCGGTGTCGGCATCCCAGACGAGCTGGCCGATGCGGCCGTTCGCGTCGACCTGGTAGTGCGCCGACGCTTCGCGGGTCTGCCACAGGTTGTAGCAGCCGGCGATACTCAAATTGCCGGCGTTGTGGTGGATGACGATCTTGTCGATGTTACGGCCGGAACGTCCGGGCGTGTAATGAGTGTTCATGAGGAGGTTCTCGTCCGCTTCGAGGGTGTCCCAGTTTTTCATGCGTTCTCCTTTCAGAGATGTTTTGGTTTGGAGTCTCGCGGGATTGCGGGGCTCACGTTCTGTTGCGCGGCGCGATTGGCGCGGATTGGATGTCGTCGTTGAGGGATGTGCCGTGGCCGTTGCCGCCCAGCGAGTGATAGGAGTCGTAGAGGCGTTGGGAGCGTGATTTGAGGTCCTCGTCCGCCACTCCGTCGTGCTCGATGACCATTTCGCGTCGCAGGTCCTCCAACTGGCACAGCAGGAGCTCGCGCATCCCGTTGATGACTGCTCTGCCCCATCGCCGCATGAGGCCCAGCACGGTGACCGCGCCACCGCATAAGAAGGGCACCAGCCAATCAACGAGTTGTTCGATTAACTGCGACATGCGGGGCTCCTTTATGGTGAGAAAACCCACACGCGATACCGAGCGGATTGGCCGCGAGACGTGTGGGTTTTCGGAGGTCGAAATGTTGTTGCAAGAGTTTTGGGATGACCGGTATGTCGGCTATTGCGAGCGCCTGCGCGAGGTCACGCGCGTTGGCTATGAGTCGGCTTGGCGATGCCATGTGGAGCCGGTGTTCGGCAGCATGGAGTTGGCTGACATCGGCGTGGATGACATCGAGCTGTGGCTGTCAGGGTTCGCGAGTCCAGGTGCGGCCCGCAAGGCTTGGGCGGTGTTGAGGCAGATGCTGCGCAAGGCCGCGAAGTGGGGCTACTTAGAGGTCGATGTGACCCGTTTGGAGATTGATCTACCGGCCAAGCCGCTCTATGTGCCGCGTCTGCTGACCATCGGGCAGACTCGTCGCCAACTACAGGGCTTTTATGGCCATGCGCTTGAGGCTTGGCTGATTGTGGACTCGTGTCTGGCGTTGCGGCCGGAAGAGGGGTACGGAGTCGATTGGGCGGATATCGATATGCGTTCCGGCATCACGCATATCCAGCGTGGAGTTCAATGGGTGGCCGGCCACGAAGTGGTGGTGCCGCCGAAGACTGAACTGTCCGACCGGTTTCTGCCCCTTCCCCGATTCGCCGTCCGGCGATTGCGGGAGATCCGCAACGGCCGGAAGGGCCGTATCATCGGTGACCTGACTCCATCGCAAGCCGCGCGACGCTACGCCTCATGGTGCAAAAAGGAGTCGCTGCCCTACGTGCCGGTGCAGAATCTCCGCCACAGTTGGGCCACCAACGCCCTGGAAGCGGGAGTCAACATCGCGGTGGTCAGCAAGTTCCTTGGTCACACCGACATCAAGACGACCGCCAGATTCTATCTGCGACCGGAAATCGCGTCTCTCAAGGAGGCCCAAAGCATCTGGGAACGCGCGCTGATCGGGCAATAGGATTCCCTATCCCCGTTGCATCTCTACACGGGGAGCAGCGTGCTCTATGATGCTGGCTCAGGCGGTTATGCGACCCTGTGGACGTTCAGCCAGTTCCGGCAACAGTTCGGCCGCGATTGGGGTGATGACGTTTGCGTTTCCGCCATGAACGGGGACTGGGACGCGAACGGCCGTCAAGTCACCTCGGTGCGTGTCACGAGAAGCGGAAACCGTATCGATGTCATGTTCGACGGCAAAAACACGGCACATATCCGCGTCAACTGGGCCGTCATGTGGCGCGGATAGGGATTCCCTAACCCAGCCGCTCCTGTACGCGAAATTCAAGTGGCAGGACACGAGCAGTTTCAACCCGGACGCCTACGGCGGCGGTATGCAGATCGTCGTGGACGAGCGTAATCGACTGCTCCACGTGGACTTGAGCGGGTTCAAGAGCACGGTGAACCTGAGCCACGATTACCCGGTGTTCCAATACGCGGCGGGAGTGAAACCGTCCAAGGCGGTGTCTCTCGGCTGCCTGTGGGCTTTGCCAGTCGGCAATTGGGCGAAACAAGCGACTTGGAACGCGAACGGCACCATCATGGTCGTCGGCGGCTTGTCCAACGGAGACCGGTGCATGCACACGCCTCGCACCTTGCCAATCCCCGACGGTGTCACGTTCAGCTAGCGGCGCCATACGGCAATCCATCTGCCGAATATCGCGGTCTTGCCGCACCACCGCTGATAGCGCGTCGTGTAGAGGCGGAACCGGACTCCGGTGGCGGTCACGTCCCATAGGTGGGCGATGATGCCGTCCTCGTCATTGAACCCGGTGCCGAAAGGTCCGACCGTGTACGAGGCATAGTCCGGAGGCTTGCCGTTCGGCGACTTGACGCCCACCCAGAACGTGCCGTCACCACCGGTCGTTACCGTATGCCCGGCGCACTGGATATACGGCGCGTACTCCGCCGGGGTTAGGGAATGCTACTCGGTAATCCAACAGCCGGATATACCGACGAATCGGCTGGTATATCCGGTGCCGTTCAACACCATTTTCCCGTCTGCGGTGCCGTAAAGGTAGAAACTGGTCGCGCCGCTGTTGTCGGTGCCGCGCATGATCGCGCGGGAATCGCCGGACGGTCTGAAACCCTCCGGAATTGTCTCGTTGACGGACACGTTGCCGACCTGATTGAAATTACTTGTCAGCGTGATATACGCGCAGGCGGTGACGATACGGCCGACGCGAACCAGAGTGATATGCCTATCGGAATACGGCATCTTGACCCGGCCCGTGACAGGGGTTAGGGAAAACTACGCGGGCATGGGGTCGGTGGTGCGCCATACGCCGGTGCATCCCGCATACGCGCTGTTCGGGTTGCCGAGCATCGTGACGGTGCCATTGGCCTCGCCGTAACAGATGAATGTCGTTTCACCACCGAAAACGGCCACGGGCGTATTGACGCTGACGGGTCGATACCCTTCGGGGATCTTCTCCTGAGCCGTCGTGTAATTGTTCTGCCCGCTATTGTTGAATTTCACGTTGCCGCCCATGAAACAGATATCACCGATGCGCGTAAGCAAAACGCTGTTGCTGCTGTACGGTACTCGCCATGTCGTGGAACGCTGGGTTAGGGAATCCCACACGGATGACATTGGTTGGAGGATGTTGAACATGGGTTCGGGTTCGCCGATGGTGATGCCGTCGAGCGGGACTCTGTACAGCGCCATGTCGTAGGTGGTGGCTCCCTGCGATATGGGGGTTGTGTTGAGGGTGGGGTCAACCGGGGTTCCGGTTGTGGGTGTGCCTTTGACGACGACGAGGTTGGCGGATTCTATGGAGTCGCCGACTTTGGTGTAGCGGCAGCAGATGATGTCGTTTCTTTTTTGGCCTTGGCTGCCGTTGGTGATGATGAGGTCGGCGGGTTTGTCGTTGCTGGCATGGTAGCCCTGCATGACAAGATCGCCGCCAGCGATGGTGACCTTGTTGGCGCTAACGACGTTGATGGCGAATCGGTCCTTTGTGGACAGCACGTAGTCGTCGCCGCCGATGACGCCTGCGTGGAGGGCCGCGTCCTGTGCGGCGGTGACGTGGGGTTCGCCCGCGTGCCCGGTGACGAGTTCCATGGTCATTGCCTGCCTCCGTTCTTCTTCCATGATTCGAAGCTGTTGTCGGCGTCCCTGAGACGGTTGACGTATTCCTGGTGGCAGTTGGAGCAGAAGAAGTAGCCGTGTTGGTTGCCGTCGGCGTCGAGGCGTTGCACGTCCCACCAGTCGTTTTTCAGGGCGTCTGCGTTCGATGGGGTGTACCAGGCGAATCTTCCGCATCGGTCGCATTCGGCGACGATGCAGTCGTTGTTCTTGGCCATGACGTTCCTTTCTATGAGGCTTCGTAGTCGATGCTTATGGAGCCGTTCTTGGTTTTGGTGATTTTCTTGGTGACGGTCGCTTGGACGGTGATGCCGGTGATCTGGTCGCGTGCGGCGACGGTGTCGCCTACATCCATCTCGATCTCGGTGCCGTCGCGCACGGTGACTTTCACGTCGCCTTGTGATTGCATGCCGATGAGTTTGTCGCGGGTCTTGGCGTCGAGCTCGTCGGATTCGGCGTTCGAGTAGTCGTAGGTTTGGGCGATCTCCTCGGTTCCGTGCAGGCTTTGGTTCTGGCTGACGTTGCCGTCCTTGTCGGCGTACCAGTGGACCACGGTGCGGTTCGCGAGTTCGCCTTTGCCGAGGCCGATGAGGTGGTTGACGCGGAGCCATGTGCGGGTCGCATCGAAGTCGATCAGGTCGGAGTCGATCGAGTCGCCGTAGTGGGCGGCGGGTTCTGCCCAGATCTCTACGTGTCCAGACCTGTAGGCGAGTCTGAGTTTGAGCCCGTTGGCCGCGCACATCGCCCTCAGTCCCGCATAGCAGTCGGTGTAGCGGGCGACTTGATAGGTCTTGATGTCGGGGTCGCCGATGCCCGGTGGTGGTGCGACGGCCTGGAACAGGGGGGCGAGACCGACACGGTTGACGATCATGCCGATGACCGTGGAGGCTTTGCCGGAGACGACGAGGTAGTTCTGGCCCGTGTCGGGGGCGAGGATCTTGTTGGCG